TCTCAGACGTGGCCGCTTTAATCAGCAGCATGATTTTTGCGCCTTGGTCGCGCTGTTTTATGCACCATTCAATGATGTGCGTCATGCCAGTGATGTACTGCTCATCATCCATGAATGGTCGGGAGTATGGCGGGTTACCAAATGCAGCGCTTCCGCCATTAACTGCATTGGCGATTTCTTCGTTAGTCATGGTCATTGGTCGTTACCCCTATTCTGCTTTCCGCTCTTGTCCTGTATCTGCTGCTCTATCTTTGCAATGAGAACCATTGTTTCCTTGTGTTCCATTGGAATATCAGATAGCTTCATTTGAGTTAGCCGGCAATGAACAGGACGACTTACCATGAACAGGTTGTCTATGGTTGGATTTGCGAGTTTTTCTGGTGAATTGTCGTAAAAACGAATCACATAGTTTGGTGGAATTTTACCATGATGTTGTTCCCAAAGAATTCTGTGAGATAGCTCGTATGCATTGGTTCCCATTCTCACTTTAACCAGTAAATACCCGTCCTTATTGCAAATGCGAGTAGCACCAAGTGGCTTTTCATCATCCGGCCTATTACTGCGAACGCCACCAAATGCCGTTTCTTTAGCTTTGCCTCGTAGGGGGAATGACTTTCCTTTATTGTGAGGAATTAATCCTTTTTCAAACTTCCCAGTCCGCCCTGATTTGATGCCAAAGCGTTTACAAGAACCAGACAATGCAACCTTACTTTTGTTAGTGCCAAACTGTTCATTGAATTTATCCACCCAGTCTTTTACGGGTGCTTTTTGGTAGTGCTCGGCGAGAAAATCTATCATTTCTGGGGAGTAATCACTTTTTCGTTGCATTCCAGTTGCTCCGGTATTTGCGCGCCACGGAAATCGGTTTTGAATTTTGCAGCATCCAAGGCCAAAGAAGCGTTATTGATGATATCTTTCGATATTGAGCTAATGGCCTTAGCACGTCCGATTTCTTCCTTTAGTTCGTCACCTTTAGTGCTTTCATCAGAAAGTCGTTCAAGCTGGGCAAACAAGTGATTATTTAAATCAGAAAGTTTGTTTTTCATGGTCGTTACCTACTAATTTCAGTTTCTTCTCAAACTCTTTAATCTTCTTTTTTGGAAATGCTCTAATCTCGGCAGGCCAACCACTTTTAGTCATTCGCTTGTTCCAATACGAATAACCTAGCGGTTCTAACATTGACGGATAAGAGAACAAGACTTCATTACCTAAATGTGGATGCCTTTCTAAGAAGATTGCGTATTCACTATCAGCTTGCTTGCCTAAATGAATGAGTTCTAAGGTTGGTGGAGTGTTTAGATGTGAGTATCGGTTTGTGAAATGAGAAATTTGTTTTTCGTAAAACAGCATGCCGCCCTCGAGCGCTTATTTAAGTAATTACAGCTAGCCCCAACCGCACGCTGGCTCAGTTCTTGAGTGGTAATAAACAATCGAACTAACGTGTGAACGACTCATTTCCATCTTTTCAGCGATGACAGAAGGTGTAAGCCCCTCATCATATAAACGGCGGCAAAGCTCAACGTCATGGTCTGATCCCTTTGCATGTGGGTACAACTCGCCCTTTCTACGCAAAGAAACCTTGTCGTTCTTACCTCGATTCTTATTAATGGTTTTAACTCGGTTTTTGATAGTTGGAACAGTTGCTGTGCGGTAACCAAACTCGGAGACTAAAGCAGCAATTTCTTCAGTAGACTTGATGCCAGCCCATTTGATAATCACTGCATCTTCTTCAGGCTTAAACTTAGGATTTCCAAGGTTGTTGCATTTACCGCAACTCTTACGATGTCCACGACGTAAATCTACAGTGTATTTCTCAACATGGATGTTTCCGCATTCACATTGGCAAGTAACTCCTTTGCCCGCATCCTGCTTGATAACTGTTAATTTACCGAATCTTTGCCCAAGGATATTCACGTAGCTAGGATGGTGCTTCCCATACTGGTAGTGTTCTTCGCCGCGTTTAACTTGATAAAACCAACCATTTGTAATGCTCATTGATCGTTACCTTCAAAAGAAAAGGCGCTCAATGCGCCTTATATAACTTGGTAGCCTTGGCTTTCTAACCAAGCTATCGATTTGTCTACGCCAATAGCGCCTAGAAGTAGGTCACTATCAAGATGCTCAGCGGCGTCGTATTCATTTATTGACTCAACAATGTCACGAACTGGGACGCCTTCTGCTGAAACTTCAACTCCGTGAACAATGACTTTGTCTGCAGAGAAGTTAATCTTCTTTTTGTCCATGGTGGTCACCTCTCACCTTGAAGCGCTTTCATCTGTTCATCCGTGTAGTCTCCGCGAGCAATTTTAATTAGGAACTTAACTCCCCTAAAGTGACGCGTATCTCCGCGAATGATGAACTTTCCAGTGGAAGGCCAAAAATCTACAGTCATATTTTCCCCATGAACAACAAGGTGGTTCCCGTCATTCTTTGATTCATAACTGATATTATTTTTACTAAGCATTGCTGCAGAAGACGATTGATTTCGTAGCTTTTTCTCTCTTGATTCTCGCTTTCTTTCTTTTGCTGCGAGAGCTATTAGTTTTATGCTTTCGCTCATTGGCCTTCACCTTCTATTTTCTTGATGATTTTATCCATCGCGCTTTTGGCGCAATCGGTGCAAATATCATCACTAGGGTGATATGGAATGGATGATGACAATTTAATATCAATTGTCTTTTCCCATCGGTCAGACTGCGATTGGACATAGCCCATTGACGCGCTTCCATTTGTGAAGAAGTGTTTTTTTACCTCGTTACACATATCGCATGTCTTTTGTGTCTCAGCAGGTTTCAATACGGTTGTTGCCATGGTCGTTACCTTAATTAAATACTTGCTCTTCCCAATCAATAACATATTGAGAAAGGTTGTTAGCATTAGCGCATCGCTCTATCTCACTGCGCTTTGCACCGGCATTAAATGCTTCTTTTAGCCAGTTAACGAACTCTTGAGGAGTTCTGCCGATCAGACTTGCATCCCACACACGTTTAACGAATGTGCTATTTGCTTCAACGCCACCGTGAGGCTTGTAAATCAAGCTTCCGTTTTCGTGTAAGTAATATTCACCTTGAATCATGGTCGTTACCTATAAAAAAGGAGCCGAAGCTCCTTGATGTTATACCGCAGAAACCATTGCCATGGCTTCACTGTATCCATCCCAGTTATCAACGCCAGCTGCGTACAGGGCATCGAGTAAGTCAGCTTTACTCATTAGCTCGTTGTACTCTTTCACAGATAAGCTAATCATTTCGTCTGAACGTTCTGCGCGTTCAACAGAAGCAACTGGAGCTGTTTCTGCTTGTTGCATTACTTGACGAGCTTGGTCTAGTCGGCTTGGTTGAACGGTGGAATGCTGGACAACTTCTTGAACTGGTTTTGATTCGGCTTTGGTCGCTTCATTGAGAACATTGTTTGTCTCTATCGCGGCTTCACGCATTGCTTTTTCATTGGCTTCATGCTTAGCTTTCTCTTCCGCTTCAAGCTTGGCCTTGTCAGCTTCTTCTTGGCGAATACGTTCACGCTCTTGCTCTAGTCGCTTCTCTTCAGCTTCTTTGTGCTCAGAAATGCGAAGCTTAACCAAAGTCTGGAAATCATCAGCAGGTTTAAAAGCAATAACCGACCAGTCATTAAACAGGAACTTATACTCTTGATGCTGCTTAACGTGGTCTAGGTTGGTCTGAACAATGTCTTTCTGCTCAGATAGGGCTATCTTAGCGTTTGCCAGTTCTTCACTAATGGCGCTGCGCATGCTTTCGATGTTGCGTTTGCCTTTAATGGCACCAGCAAAGTCAGCAGTGATATTGAATCTAACGTTGTACTTGGTTGATGCTTCGTTGATAAGAGTATTGAGCTCGTTCTTAGCCGCAACAACAATCTCGGTTTTAATCTCTTCCTTGCGAAGTTTCACCTGCTTATCTAAACCTAGACGGGCTTGACGAATGTTCTCGCTGATAAAGCCAAGGTCTTTGACAAACTTATCGATGCTTTCAACTTCACCAAGCACCTGCTGAGACATTAAACCTAGCTTATCCTCGGCAGACTTAAATACTTTCACCATGCTTTCAGCATTGGCAAAGTCCTGATCTGTCTCCAGCTTCTTCTTGGATTGCTCAACCAATTCGAGAGCTTTTGATTTGTACTCATCAAGGTTGCTGTTAATCGCTAGGCCGTTCATCTTGTAGCTGATAGCAGGAAGATCTTGAATGACTTCTGCAACGACTTCAGGTTTAGACTGTTGAGAAACTTCACCATTAGCAAGCTTGGTTTTGTATTCTTCCAAGTCGTCTTTGAACTGCTTTAAACCTGCAAGCATTTTCTTAATGAGTGCTTTGTTTGGTTTGTATTCAAGCTCGTTCCAGTTATCTTCTGTGCCGTCACTAGCAACGAACTTACATGATGCCGCACCAGATAGAAGAAGTTGCTGCTCCATTTGGTAGTTGTAATGGTCATCGAGTTTTTCAGCATGGATAGCAGCAACAACTTTGCTGTTTGGTGACTTGTGCTCAAAAGCTAAAACGCCATCCATGGTTAAACCATCAAGCGAAGCGAGTAGGGTAAGTCCACCACATTCACCAGTGATAGTCGTTGGGTACAGTTCTTCACCCAAACGGTTTTCTAGAATCGACCGAGCAAACTCTTCAAAGCGGTGACCATCAGCAAATATCTTTTCTTGATAACTTGATACTTCTGGTTTAATTCCGGTCGCTTTTTCATGCATCAACTGATCGCGTGTTTTATATGGTGAGCAACCAAGAGCCGCAGAAACTTCAGAAGCAGTGAAATCAACAGAGTCACGAAGAGCATGCCACTCAGGCGTTCCTTGTTGAACGTTGTGAAACTTAACGTTTGATACTTTCATGATCATTGCTCCTGATTAATCTTCTTAATTTTTGCTTTCATTTCGTCTGTCATCTTGCCTTTTGATTCAGCCATAGAAATGATGCGTTCTGGTGTGTTGCGACCTGACTCGATAACAGCTTTCCATTTATCGAAATTCTTATCAAAATCAGCTTGTGAGTAGCAGGTGGCTTGAGTTGGAAGAGATTTTTGAGGCGTGATGTCCTTTTCGTTTGGAACGAACTCTTTTCCTTCCATTTCCTCTGCTGTTGGTGCTTGACCAATATCAGGCCATGCCTTTCGAAGTGCTTGCGCTTCCGCACACTTGGCTAACTGAGCGAATGGACGCTTTTTCCACATAGCATTTGGAGCTAGTGTGTCTCGACCAGCTGTCGCGTAGTTCTCTATCCAATATTCCTTGGCTGAGAACGCTACAACATGACTGCCAACTAATTTATGAACCGTGTACTTACACCATTCCGGGTAAGAGACGTCACTACCACCCAAGTTAGCTGTAACAGTTGGACCAAACTCAGGCTCATCAGCACCAGCGTAAGTTTGTGAGCGATCTGCTTGGATGCGATAAAGACCGATACCAGGCATAACCACATCGCGGAAGTTATTTTTACCTGTTTGAGAATCTTTAACGCTCATCGGTACTAAGTGGACTGGTTTTAGTAGAATATCCAAACCGCGAGATGTGCAGTAATCGACAGCCATAATTATCGATTCTTCACGAGCGCCAGGGAATATTGAGTTAGTTAGTGCAGACCAAGTGGATTCATCTATTCCACGTTGTGCAACTGCAGGGAACCGTTCCTGAAATGATGTAATGTTACTCATTGGTCGTTACCTCAGTAATTTGATAGTTGGATTTGCTCAAATTGAGTGATTAGGTCGTTTTCGAATTGCTGCTTCTTTTCGGCTGCATATCCATCTTTTATTTTTACTTTGTTTTCTTCGATGAACTGATTTAGAAGATCGCCAAAATTGTCTTGGAAGTTCTCAAGGGGAATAAGTTTGTGACTGCTCATTTTAGGATCAAACTGTGTTGCCATTACTTCACGAACAAGGCCAACAACCATACGACGAGGTAAATCCTGCTCAAACATCCAGTCCACAAAGCTGGTGATAGTGAGGCCGCAAAACTCTCGGTTTGACTTAATGCGGACAACTCCTTTGTCGATATAAGCGTTAAGCGCGGATTCTTCATTTTCTGGAACTAGACTAAGAATATTCATTTACTGTATCCTTTCGATGAGTAAGCCGCTTGGTCGCGGCTTGCTGGCTGGTGAACGTGAGTGTTCATTGGTCGTTACCTCGCTGCGAAAGCAGCATGGAGCGTGTTTCTTGGTCGTTACCCGCTCCCTGATTGCCCCGCTTATGCGGGGTTTTTGGTTTCTGTAGCCTTTTGAAAATAAAACCCACTCAGAGGTGGGTTTATTTGACATTAACTGGCACCCCGTAGAGGAATCGAACCTCTCACGTCCTTCCAGCTTTTTACGTACCGACTTAGAAGGTCGGTGCTGGTTTACGGGGCAATATTTAATTCTTTGGCTAATGTTTCTAGTTCAATGCGAAATTGACGTTTATTGTCGTTAGCATCAAACCCTTCATCCATACCCATGCCAATTCCATGAGAAGTGCAGTACTCAATCATTGCTGCCAGCGATTCTTTAGCATCATCTGACAAGTCTTCAATTTTCATCGTCGCTACCTTCTATCTGGTGAAATAAACCCCGCACAGTGGCGGGGTAGTTTGGTCGTTACTCGAATGTGGAGCGCGGCTTGAGATTCGAACTCAATCAACCAGAGCGTGATCAATCGCTCCAATAGCACCATGCCATGCGTTGCGTAAATTTTGAAAGCAAACTCTCGTTCCCCAGCCCCCGACACTTCGGTAAATGGCAGCTATCTAAGTTTGCTTTGAAAATCCCTCGTCTTTCCGAGGTGTCAGCTTTTCAAGTCTGGATTCCGAAGTGTTAGCTCACTTCCTCATAACCGGTTTACCAGCATCCGTTAACGTCTTTCCGTATTGTCGTAATGATCACGAAGTTAAGGATCCCTCGCTCATTCCGTAGCATTATTACTGCTCGTCTACGTCTTAGGTTTAATTCACGACCTAAGCTTACAGCTTCCAGTGCAGTGGTGAACTGGCGCGGATTACCGATGGCTACACCGTATACCGTCTATGGATATCAGCATGTCCAAGATGCTTCGGCTGAGTGGTTGACTATTTGAAATTTTCAAAACTTATACAGTTAATGGAATTTTCCAACCACTCACCGAAACACCTTTAGTAATAATCCGAGACATTTCGTCCTTTGTTCGGGATGCCAGCTCTTTTTCAGCGCACTGCCAATGCACTTCACCTATATGTGATTACTGGGCTTACTCCCAACTGAGTAAGGTTTTGTATTTTTATGTGTTGGCTTCACACCCGAATTATCGGAGTCAGATTTGTTTTCTATCTGCTTATCACAGCAAGAAAACTCGGATTATTTGAAACTCCTCTGTGCAGCTTTATTGGGGTTAGTAGGAATTACCCAAACCGCTGTCCTACCACAAAGGAGTTTCAAATCGGCTCTGTTTCCAAAGCCTATTTTGTCTCTACCTCACCGCCGAGACTGGCGGGGCTTGTGTACATATCGTGTCATTCTCGCAGTTAAGCCGTTCCAGCAAATGTCAGTCCGTTATCTATAGGACTCAACACCTGGTATCCGTAGCGGTACACAAGGTCTATTTCAGTGAATTTCTGTCCTCCGTCACTGGGTTACTCGGAGTGACCTAGTATGTGACCGACATGAATGTCGCTCGCATGGTTAGTCGTTCATGGCACAGGTTGTTAAAGAGCGGTGTTGCGTGTTGATGTGGTTGATATTACCTGTGGGTTATATTTTATGTCAATACCTCAAGGTAATATTTTTTTATTTTAAATTTACTGGGTTAATTTTCAGGCATAAAAAACCGCCACTAGGACGGTAGGTATCATAAAAATTATTGGATTTGTGGAACGAAGATATTCATTGAGTTACTATACCTGCGTGGGTTGCTTGGTCGTGGCCCACAAGCTAATGAATGATATTCATTGGTTGTTACCTTCGTGACGTTGCCTTGGTCGGTTCGTCACCCGATTAGCCCGCTTATGCGGGCTTTTTGGTTTCTGGTGGTTAAGAAATGATCACTAAACTGGTTGAATAACCAGTGTTATGAAATTAATATTGATCCTGTCCTTATCGATCGCTTTCAAAGCGTAATACCGACCAAAAGCGTTAGGGGCACCGTTCTTTAATATTTCATAGAAGGAAGCAATCATGAATATGATTAAACACGACCAAAATCTAACCATGAGCAGCCGCGAGATTGCGGAACTTACCCAAAAACGTCACGACAACGTAAAAAGAACTATTGAATCACTTGTTGAACAGGGTGTAATTCGAAATCCTCAAATTGAGGTTTTCGGAGAAATCAACAACTTAGGATTTGAAGTGAATCGAAACATTTACGTTTTTAATGGCGAGCAAGGGAAGAGAGACAGCATTGTAGTTGTAGCTCAATTATCACCAGAATTTACAGCCCGTCTTGTAGATCGCTGGCAAGAACTCGAAGAAGCCAATCAATTCAAAGTCCCTCAAACACTTCCAGAAGCTTTGCTGCTTGCCGCTGAGCTTGCGAAACAGAACGAAGAAACCCAAAGACAACTTGCCATAGCTGCACCTAAGGCTGAATTTGCTGATCGCATAGCATCAGCAGATAAGGGCGTTCAGTTAGGGAACTTTGCTAAATCTGTAGGTCTTGGACCTCGCAAGATATTTTCGATACTTAGAGAAATAAAGATCTTAATGGCTGGCGGTGAGCGTCACAACCTACCATTCCAAGAGTTTATTGAGCGCGGATACTTCCAAGTGAGACAGGGAAGCTATGAAGCCAATGGGGAAACAAGAATTTCCCACACGCCGCTAATTACGGGTAAGGGCGAGCAGTGGTTGACGAAAAAGCTAATTGATTTCGGGATTCTTAAAGCTACTGTTGCATAAATCGAAAGCCTCCTTCGGGAGGCTTATTATATCGCAATGATTAGGTCACAGATAAGTTGCATCATTTACTTTGGTAAACTTTTATACAATTCATATACCAATCGTTTTGATGCTCTGTTATGTATCTTTTTCTTATCTCTTCACCGTTGAATCTTGGTTTTTCATAAGCAGAAATTAGAATATCAGTAAACAAATCTTTTTCTGCACCTTTCAATGCATTTAAAGGCTTTTTCATTTCTGCTAATGGAATGCCAAGTTGCCTAGCCTCCATCATCTTACCAGCCATATCATTGATCATAAGGCAGTAGTCATCATTACCTGACTCTGAAGCTAATAATTCACCAGAAAAGACAAGTAATGTAGCGCTAATAATCATCTTTATTTTCACGTAGTTCCATCCCATTAGTTAAAACATCTTCCACCTGGCATCGACAACTACTCCTGCAACCTCACAGTACTCGTCAGCCATGTTTATGCGTCTGTAAGTCGGATCTGGATTAAGAGGAACCAAAAATACTCCTTCCGGTTCAATGCTGATTTTTTTAAATGTCGCCATATGTTTATCTTCACAGTAAGCAACGACAAAATTTCCATGACAGTATTCGCGTTCTGGATCAACCAGTATCAGCATACCCTCTAAAAATGAGATTCCAGATCCTTGAGGTGCTGTCATTGAATGCCCGTCTACAACAAGCCAGAATGAATCATTACTGCATTTAACGGTGCTCTGCTCATACTCTAAGTCAAATGTTTGCACTGCGTCCTTGAACCTACCGGCTGATACTTTCCCTAGAATTGGGTATTTATCTTTGTATGATGGCTGGATATCTAACCTAGTTACGTTATTCAATCCTTCATCATGGTCAATCCCATCAAGCCAACCTTTGTTTAGCCCAAAAGCATCAGTAATTTTTTGAACCATTACATCAGATATATTTTTCTTTCCCACTTTGTCTGGGGAATAAAGCATCCTCGACACGTAAGATTGAGATGTGTCGATTTTCTCTGCAAGCGTAACAATCTTACCGTTACACCTTTCGTCTTTCAGCTTAAGTAGGCGCTGACGCCTAATTTCATAAATATCCATACAAAGATTTTATCACTATTAACCTGTAGGTAAATTCCCTGTGGGTATTGAATTTTATATTACCTGTGGGTTATAGTTCATTCCAAAGGAGTACCTATGAATGAACTAAGAGCTTTTTTAAATATGTTGTCTGTAGAACAACAAAATGACTTCGCAGCTAAATGTGGAACAACGCTAGCGAGCCTTCGCGTTGCTATTAGTAAGCAATCAAAAATTGGCGCTGAGCTTTGTGTTGCTATAGAGAAAAACTCAAACGGTCTTGTAACTAGAAAAAATTTAAGACCAGACAGTTGGGTAAGTATTTGGCCTGAACTGAATACTAACTCATTAGATAAAACCGCATAACTACAAGGAATCATTGATTATGTTAGTTATTTATGAATCCAAGAAAGAAGTGGTCAAAGAGATCATCAAGCACACCAAAGGTGGTCGCGGTGCTTTAGCTGGCGCTATTGGTATGTCTGAAACCACCTTCAACAACAAGCTGTACGAACGCAACGGTTGCCTGTTCTTCGACGATGAAGATCTTGAGGCAATGGAAATCCACGCGGGCACATATTGCCTAGCACAATACCGTGCAAGCTTGCGCGGCGGCTTGTTTATCCCTATTGGCGACTTCGAACTTGACCAAGAAGAGCTCAGCGAAATTCAGATCGGTGAAATGGCGGCACTAGGTGAAGTCAATGTCGAAATATCAAAAGCTCTCGCAGATGACCAAATGATCGACAGCAAAGAGGCCAAGGCGATCAAGGCTGCTGCTATCGAGGCTGCTGCGAAGATTATCGCGAGCAAACTAGCGACGATCAGAGTTTACAGAGCCAGATAGCCCACAAAAGGTAACGACCCATGAGCATTATACGGGCAAAAAGAGAGCGCAATTATAGCGTCATTTCCAACTCTGTTTATGAAGACAAACTGTTGTCATTTCAGGCTATGGGGATGCTTTCCTACATCCTATCAAAACCAGATAACTGGTCTATTAGTCCTAGTCAGTTGGAAAAAGTCACTGTTGGAACAGCAAAGAAAACGGGCAGGGATGGTATCTACAGCATTCTAAAAGAACTGAAGTCCAAAGGGTTTATATCTACCAAGAAACACTCTGACGGAACCGTTGATTACACAGTATTTGATAACCCTATTACGGATAAGCCAGATACGGATAACACGTATAAGGCTGAGCCAAATACGTCTAACCCAGATCAGGCTAACCCAGATCTGGCTGAGCCGACACTAATAAGTACTGATAATAAACAAGTACTGATTGGTAGTAATAAAAATAAACAAAAAAGTGATTTGGATTTTCCTGAATTTGAAACCTTTTGGAAATCCTACCCAACCAAAGCGAACAAGCAGGGCGCACTGAAATCATTCAAAGCTGCTTTGAAAAATCAAAACCTAACCGCGAGTGAATTTACCGAAATGCTGGTTAGCGATGTTTCTGAACGTATCAAGCGAAAGCAATTCGGCTTCGACAAGCTGCATGCAACAACGTACCTGAATAACGAGCGATGGAACGACCCACATGAAGAAAATCAACCAAGAGTTACTGAATCAGGCTACAAGCCAAATTCAATCGACGCATACAACGAGAGGTTGCTCGCCAAGTACGGACATGCTTCCGCACCGATCGAACGGGAAATCAATCCAGTTGACGGTAGCGGATTGGGTTAATACCAAGTTCCGTGAGGCTTACTTGAATCGCTGGTCGTCAGAATCTCTACCCGCGACATGGGAGCAAGGGCTTAGTGTTCTTACCGTTGAGCAAATCCGCAAGGGCATGGCGAAAGTATTGATTGATTCAGCTAACGGTTGGCCTCCAACGCTTTCAGAGTTTATCGATGCTTGTCGAAATCTCGGGTTTGATTTTTCTGCTTGCTTCGAGCGATTCATGGAGAACGTCAAGCCAAGTAATCACTTTGAAAGACTCGTATTTACCGATGCTGTGCATGCAAACGTTAAGCGCAGAGCGATTGGTGATGATGAACGAGCATTTAAGAAAATTTTCGATAAATGGGTTAAGCGATTTTCAGCCGGTGATATTCCTCAGGATGTTCCAGCGCTTCCTCCAAAGTCGGTGGTGATGCCAACAGATATCGCAAGAGAACGAGCTGGCGTTCCTGACCCAAGTAAGTATCGCAACGGTTCGATATTCAGTCGAATCGCACAGCTAGGCAGCAAGTCTAGTCAAGTTGGAAAAGAAAACC